CTTCTAGAGATCCTAAAGTTTTGAGAAACGAAGTATTCGCAGCAGCCTTTAATAAGGTAGACTTGAAAAAGTCACCTGGCTCGCCATTGGTGTATCAACATCCGACAAATGCGACGCTTCCTAATATCTATGGTGAAATGAAACAAGTTTTAGAAGAACGGCTGTCTAGGTTAGAAACTCTTGGGAAAGCAGTGTTTATGCAACAGCTTTGGAATGGCGATGACCATATCAATGCAAGCGTTTACCTGATAACCCATGGTTTCTCAGATCCCGTGTTAGTAGGTATTAAAGGAGAACCAAGACCGATTGTAAATGGAATTAAAAAGAAACCAAGATTGATTTGTCAAGTATCCGTTAATATGAATTTAGTCGCTCGTTTAGTGTTGGGAAATCACCTAATCGAGGAGCAACGACATGAAGATATTCCGACGGCCACCCAATTAGATATAATAACCCCTGAAATAACTGAAAAGTTTAGACTGAGGTTAGAAAAGTTGGGAGGCGAAGTAAGTTCTAATGATGTTCAAGGATGGGAATATTCCGTCACAGAATCAGACCGATGGGCCGCATGTTTTAAACAAGCGCAATGCATGGGTTTGATTGATGCGGATATGAAACCCAGGCCTGGCAAATATAGACATTTATACGTCTTATTTGGTTATACTTTTTGTATGATACATCGTGTGGTACAGCTCCCAGAAGGAAAGTTAGTAGTAACTAAGCCCGGGGAGATGTCCTCAGGAGAGTTAGCCACTTTTTCAGATAATAGTTTTATGAGAGCATACTTATCAGAATGTGTTTCGATTATGAACACAGGTAAGGGTGTCGATTTCGTGACGACGGCGGGAGATGATTGTTTAGATACAAACGCCCGTGCGGACGCATCATACTTATCCTTCGGGAAAGTAATCACCGATTTCAAAACTAATAAAGGAACTTACGATTTTTGTTCAACAACCTTCGCGCCGGGAGGTTCTTATCAAAATAACATAGAGAAATCTTTCTATGCAACCCTAATAAATAATAGTTTCAAACAAGATGAGGAACGAAATTTTATTAGTGCCTTCAAGTTGCATCCTAGGTTCGAAGAGTTGTATGGATTCCTCTGTGAGACTTATCACCCTGGCAACTAGGGTGAAATAGTCTTTTGTAAATATATTGATCGTAAATATGACAAATAATAAGAACAAAAATAAAAAGAAGAACAAAACAGCCTTTATTGGACCTGTAAATTTACCATATTACGGGCCTCAACAAAAGCCTAAACAAAA